AGACAGGTCCTATCAATGGTCCTGGAACAGGTACAAGTGATGACATTCCTGCTATGTTAAGTGATGGTGAATTTGTTTTTACGGCTAAAGCTGTTCGTAATGCTGGTGGTGGTAATAGACGTAAAGGAGCAAAAAAAATGTATCAGATGATGAAAAATTTAGAAAAAGGTGGTAGAGAAGGTAGGAGAGGTAGAGCTTAATGGTTGAAGAGTATATTAATAGAGAAGCCCCGGATATAGAAGCTAGGAAACTAGGTCTTATAGATTCAGCAAAAGCTTTAACAGAAAAAGGATATGTTCTTCCTGATTATGTTTTAGCAGGTCTTACTCCAGAACAACAACAAGCCTTTAAATTAGCTCAATCAGGTATTGGTGCTTATCAACCTTACTTAGACGCTGCTAAAAATTATACAGAGCAAGGACAAAATATTTTACAAGGGACAATGGGGGCTCCAACACAAGCTCAATTAGATTCCTACATGAATCCTTTTCAACAACAAGTTATTGATGCCACTATGTCAGAGCTTGATAAACGAGGTCAAATGCAAGCTAATCAATTAGCTGGTGATGCTGTAAGAGGTGGTGTGTTTGGTGGTTCGCGTTACGGGGTGCAACAAGCAGAATTATCGGGACAACAACAAGATGCACGAGCTGCAGCTTTAGCTAATTTAAATGCTCAAAATTTTGGACAAGCACAAGCAGGTGTAGCTAATCAAATGGAAAGACAACGATTAGCAGGTTTAGGTATTGCAGGTTTAGGTCAACAACAATCACAATTAGCTGGACAAGCACAAGCACTTTTAGGTCAAGATGTTAATGCTCTTCTAGGCATAGGTGGAATGCAACAACAATTTGCTCAACAACAAGAAGATATTAAACGACAAAATTTAATGCAACCAATGCTACAACCATATCAACAGTTAGGCTTCTATGGCGATATATTACAAGGAGCTCCAACATCATCGCAAATGATTAATACGGCTCAAGGACCGGGTGTTAGTCCAATGCAACAAGCAATTGGAACTGGTATTGGTGCAATGACAGGTATTGCAGGTCTTAAAAAATTAGGAGTAGTGTAATGAGTGTTTTAAACAGATCAATGTTTAATAAACAAATTGTTAATAGAGAAGTGGGTTCTCCTCCTCAAGGGGAAAAACCTTCAACAACTTTTTTTCAAAAATTATTTGATGGAGCAACTGGTTTAGGAACAGGTGTAGGTCCTTATGGAGATAAAGAACAAGGTAATATTCTTGATTTAAGAGAATATGGTGCAGGGGTGTATGATATTACAGACCCTCAATTTGTAGAATTTATTAAAAATTATCATCAAGGAGACGGTACGTTTGAAGAAGGAATTCAAACTTATGTTAATTCTTTAAAAACTGTTGAAAGAGCAGAAGGATCTCCTATGACTGGTGAACAATCTGGAGTTGCAAGTACTCTTTTAAAAGCCATTAAAAATATGAGCTCTAGTTCAATAAATCCAAGACTTAGACAAATGGGATCTCCTCCTCAAGGAGAAATGATAGAAGAACAAGTTGATGTAGAAAATATTGGTATTATGGATGGCTTTAATGGTGGTGAAGAAGAAACTGCTGCAGCTGTACTACAAGAAGGAGAAAGATCTAAAAAAGAAATTGATGATGCAGATACTTATGATGAGTTAATGAGATCGGTTCGAGGTGATGATTTAAGTGAAGCAGAACGTCGTCAAGAATTAGCTTCTGTTGTAGGAGAAAAAGATGCAGAAGAAACACCTGATAGTGTACTAGCTCTTGTTCAACCTGTTTTACAAATGTTAAATGAAGATACAGCTAATACTGGTATTGGCCAAATAGAAGATGGTAGCATGCAAATGCCAGAGCGACCTGTTGGGGTAGCTAATGGTGGTTATATGAGTTCTTTTCCTAATCAAAATTTAAATACACAGTCATTATCAGCAAGCGATAATATTGATGATCGTATTATGCAGAATTTACAATTTGAAAGAATGGCTCCGGGGATGATGGGTTATGCTGAAGGAGGTTTAGTTCAACAGTACGCCTCAGGAGGGGACGTACGCCGTGTCCCAAAGTACAATACAGGGACTAGTTCTTTAGGAGTAACTTATGATGACACAAAGATTAATGAAGATCAAGGATTTGGATTAGATATTTTAAATAATGAAGAAGAAACAGAAGTTGAGCCTTATGACACAACTACGATGGATTTTTTAACACAAATATTATCTCCAGAAACAGGTCAAAGTGCATTAAAAACAAAATATGATACCAACTATAAATTATTTTCTGAAATTTTAGGTGGTCAAGGACCAAGTAAAGATGAAAAAATTGGAGAAATTTTAACAAGTGTTGTTAGTCCTTTAGCTTTTCAATATGCTCAAGGTGCTGACATTCAAGAATTACTAGCTGCGGGAACACAAGCAATTGGAAAAATATCACAAAAATATTCTGCTCAGGAAAGAAAACAAGAAAGTGAAATTAGATCAGCTGCATTAGCTCAAGCTTTAAAACCTGCTCCAGATGATCCTTTGGTAACAGTGTTTTTAAAAGATGATCCATCAACTACTGATGTTGATGAAAGTTTAACGTCAATACAAATTACTACCTCACAATTAAAAGAGGATGCATTAAGACCTGTAGAAGAAAAATTATATACAAATAATTCTACATCTTTAGCTCTTCAAGAATTTAATAAATTAAAAGGTGAAACTGATAAGACAAATACAGAAAAAGCTTTATTAGATGTTGAGTTATATTATGCAGATGAATATGCAAATTTAGGTATAAAAGAACAAAAAGAATTAGTTAAAAGCATAGAGATTAAAAATAAAATTGATGCTGCCATTGCAGCTAATAAACCAGATGAATTAGCTGCTGCTCTTAAATCTGTTAATCTTGATAATATTACTAAGTCCATAACGAATGAAACTTTACGTCCTAAACTAGAAATAGAATTGGAAACTTTATCTGTTAATCTTGATAAAGAAATTCAAAATTTAAAAATTAAAGAGATTGAAGCTAACTTTACAGAAGCAGAGAAACTGTTAGGTTTAGAAGAAAAACAAGGAATTATTGATGAAAGACTTCAAACCATTGACTTTAATAAAAACAATAACATTCTTTTATTAGAGCAAAAAAATGCTGAAATAGATAATATTATTCTTACAGGTAAAAATATAGAACTTGAAAATGAATATAAAGTTCTTCAAAATAAATTTGCTGAAGAAGAATTTAGTTTAGAAAATGAAGCTCTTCTTCTTGATAATATTAATAAACGATTAGAAAATACTAAGCTTTCTATAGGAAATGCATATTTACCAACAGAAAAGAAATTAGGTATTGATAAATTAAAATTAGATATGGAAATGATAAATGAAAATATTTCAGGACAAATGTTACAGAATGAAAAAACTCTTTTAGATTTAAATAATTATGATGAAAAAACTTTCTTAGAATTTCAAAAGCAAAGAAGAGAAATTGAAAAACTTGAATATGATTTGGCTAATCCTCCAAAAGATTGGTCAGGAATAAAAGTACAATCAGAGATGCGTAATAAATGGAACTTATCTCCTATGACTGTAAACATGAGAGATAAACAAGGATTTATGGAAAATCTTGTTAGTAATGCAGCTGAAAATACAGGTGCAGGTGATTTAAGCTTTATTTTCCAATACATGAAAATGCTTGATCCTCGTTCCGTTGTTCGTGAAGGAGAATTTGAAACAGCTAAAAGAACGGGTGGTATTCCTGCTAGTGTTTGGGCAGCATACGAAGGTATTAAAAATGGTAGGCTTTTATCTGCACAAGTAAAAGCTGATTTCCTTAGTGCGGCATCCAAAATGTATATGCAAGAAGTAAGTAATTATAAGGCTGAATTAGGAACATATAGAGACATTGCTACTGCTAATGGATTGGATCCAGAATTAGCAATTCCTTCAATGAATTTAAATCAAAAACTTATTAAACAGTTAACTAATGTAAATAAAATAAATGACTCATTAGATATTATTAATAACTTTGATTTAAAAGATAGTATTCTTCCTGAAAAAAGTGACGGAAAATTAAAAATTCCAAACCTAAGAAATTAAAATGGATGAGATAAAATATACTACGGTTAAAGACATTCAACAAGATGGGAGTGTTTCAAAAAAACATTTGCAAGTTTTAAATTATGAACGTTTAGGTCTTTTACCTACTGATGTTTTAGAAGCTATTGCAGAAGAAAGAGATGCTGGTCGTTTTCCTCTTGCTTTAGAACCTATACCTATAGAAGAATTTCAAAAATTTAAAGAGGCTATGAGTACTTTAGCAATAGGAGGAGGACCTATTGAGGGATTAATTGATGATAAAACAGGGGCTGCAATGTTTTTAAGTCAAGAAATTGCTTCTAATTTTATTAAAGATAAAGATGTTCAACAAGAAGCTGCAGCAATTGCAGGAGGAATTCTTATTCCTACAATTTTTGGTGGTGGTGCAGGTTTACCTGTATCTGTAGCTAATTTTGTTGCACAATATCCTCGAAGAGCAAAGATGATTATGGCTTTTATAGGAGGTTTTGGTGGTGGTGGAGCTACTTCTCAAAAAGGCTTTGATGATGGAGGCTTATATGCTGAAGCATTTGGATATGGAGCACGAGAAGCTGCTGGAGAGGGTTTTTTTCAAGTATTACATAAATTATTTCCCGGCATAAAACAGTTTCTTGGAAAATTTATGCAAGGAAAAGATAAAAATCTTCTTGAAGAAGGAGCAGAAGTTGCACAAAAAATTGTTAGTGAAGGAGGAGCAACAATTACTCCTGGTCGTTTAAGTAAATCTGGTTTTATTGATTTAATGGAACAAGCAGCTGAAGTATCTTACGCAGGAGGAACTAAAATGAGAGTAGCAGCCGAAGAAGCGGCTGATGTTGCTCAATCTCAATTAGTAAAATTTGTTACGAAAGAATTTTTAGAAAAAACAGGTAAAGAAAATATAGAAGCTCAATCTAATATGATTACTCATTTTTTAAAAAATGCTTCTGAAACTGAAATTAACTTAGTTTTAAAAGAATTTTTAGAAAATGGTGGTGCAATGTACAACGCTGCCATTGATACAGCTTATAAAGGAGTAAACAAAGCTGTTCAAAAAGCTGTTGGAAATGCCAAAATTGTAAGCATTAAAAACTTAGAAAATATTTTTAATAGACAAATGAAAATTTTTGGAGGAGAAGCAGGAGATGCTACTGTAAGATCTATAAGAAGATATATAAAACAATTTAGATCAACGTATGGAGATTTTGTTGATTTTAATACAGCTAAAGCAATGCGCTCTCAACTACTTGCTAAAACAGGCGCCTTTGCTACATCAGGAACAACAACACCAAAATATGTAAATAAGATAGCAGGTATTCTTCAAAATGCTATTACCAAAAATATGAACAAAAGTCTTAAAGCTTTAGAAGAAAGTGCAACTATAAATAAAGATCTTTTATCGGATATAATGAAACAGTATAAAGCTGCAAATGCTTTATTTAAAGATGGTAAACGAACTTTTAACAATAGTTTTATTACGGGATTATTAGGAGGAACTGGAGAAAATGTTACAAAAAAAGGAATAGCAGCATCAAGCAAAATTTTTAATCAATTATTTAAATCAGGAGATAAAGGAACAGCCGAGTTTTTCTTTAAACTTTTAGACGATGCAGTAGCTAAAAAACATATTACAAAGGAAGTATCAGATCAAATACGAACAAAAGTTCAAGGATCTTTTTTTTCAAAAATAATGAATGATGCAAGAAACCCTGCAGATAATACTTTTGATCCTAACAAATTAATTGAAGGTATTGATGGTTTAAAAGGTTCAGGAAAAGACATTTTGGATGTTATTTTTAAAGGTAATATGGATGCTGTCAAAAGCTTTGAAAGATATGCCAGAGCTATAAAAGTAGCTACAGATAGAGGTATTGCTTCTAGTAAAGGATCTCTAGTTTTATTTGGTCTTCAAGCAGGTGCGATAGGAACAACGATAGGAAGCCTTAATTTATTGTCATCGGATTGGAGTGCAGGAGAAACTGCAGCTACTGCAGGTGTTTCTTTAGCTGTTTTAGGAGGCCCATATGCTATCGCTAAAGCTTTTACTAATAAAAACTTTGTTAATAGTTTAATTAATCTTCAACTTTCAAAATCGGGAACTAATCAATATGCAAGATATGCAACTCAAGTTGTAAATTCTTTAGTACAAAATGGATTGGTTGATCCTATATTAGCAAATAGATTTGTTGATCAAGCACAAGCAAAAGGTATTTTTAAAGAAGTAGATATTAATAAAATGGATTGGTATGATCCTAATGACGATCCACAAGCTACAGAAACAGTAGAAGAATCCGAAGTTACAGAAGCAGATAAAAAATTAGATTTATTTACTGAAAATGGAGGAGGAGCTGTTGATCAAGTTTCAGAAGATTTAAGTTTTTTAGATGAAATTAATGGAGAAGCAATAGTAGAAGAAACTGTTAGTGATAGACAACCGGGTATAGAGGAAGCTGTTACAGCGGAAGAAATTATTGATGTTCCTAAACCAAATACAGAAATGATGTCAGCAGAAGTAATTCAACCTCTTAGTGGTCCTGCTGGAATGTCATTTGATCCATCTATGTCTACAACAGATAAACTAGAAGAAGTAGGTTTACCTGTGTTTGCTAAACATGGTGGAATTATGTCTCTTATGGAACAAAGAAAACCAAAACAAATGGTGTCATAAATGGGTTGGTTCAGTAATTTTTTTGGGGGAAGCACTAAAAAAGAACCTTCATCTTCTTCAGGTTCATCTAATTCAACAGAAAATAATTATTTAGAAGCATCTGGAATAGGTGGTCAAATTGCTAATGATCAAATTGATAATTTAATTAACAACAATCAAGATTTAAAAAATAAAGCAGGTAATGTCGTTATCAATTCAAAATTTGATAACATAATGAAGGGTGAGACAAACCCTAATAAAATGAACAGTGCTCAAAAAGCTCTTTATGATTTTTATAATACAGGAACAAACGCTTATCAGCAAGAAATGCAGAAAATTATTAATAGTAATCCTTCGGCAGCTAAAGCTTACAAAGAAAGGTTTCCTATAACTTCTGCTATTAAAAACATAGGAGGAACTGCTTCTAATCTTATTCCCGGTGTAGGAATGGCAAAGGGAATTTTAAAAGTTTTAGGTAATTTCGGTAAAGGAACAAAAAATGTTTTTAATCAAGCAGTAACAGGTATTACAGATTCTAATGCTTATAATGAGTTTAAAAACTTAGTTACTAAAGATGAAAAGCCTCCAACAGATATGGGAACACGAATGAGTAGTATGGATCAAGCAGATGCTGATGCAGCTTCTTTAAACATGGCTGATATTTCTGGTCCTTCCATGTCAACAGACATTATAGAAATAAAAGATAAAAAAGTTAAAACAAAAGATAACCTTGATAAAATAAATAATGCTCAAAAAACTTTAAACGAAGCTTTAGATATACAAAACTTTAGAAGAATTTTAGATAATCCTTCTGCTATTGAAACATTACCTATAAATTTTAAGTCTACTGTTGATACATTACTTCAAAACAATCAATTAAATTCTGGTGATTACTTAAAGTCCCAACAATTATTAAGAGATAAAGGTACTCCTGTTGGACCATTTATTAATGGATATAATAATGCAGGGATTATTAATGCTCTTCCAAATAACAATCAAGTAGCTACTAATTTGTTTAACAACTTTACACCTACTTTAGAATCTATTTCTAATTTTAATGAATCATTAAGTGATGGAAAAGGTTTTGATGTAAATTTAAAAGATCAGACTTTTGAATATAACAAACCTATGCTTGGGGGAAATTTAAACTTTGGTATTGATAACAGTAGCAGTAGCCCAACTTTTGGTATTAACTTTAGTAAATCCCTTGGATAAAGATTTTAATTTAAGGAATGCAGTTTGGTTTGCAATGATCCTCATTAGTGCTGGCAGTGTCTATGGAATGATGTCACAAAAGGTTTCAGCTTTAGAGACAAAACAATCTCAACTAGAAACAATAATATTACAAGACATACCAGAAATAAAAGAACGAGTAATAAGATTAGAGGTTTTGCTTGAAAGAGCATTAGAAAACTAATCTAATCTACCATATCGTTTTACCAAAATCTTTCTTACTCTTTCCCATTGCATTCGTATTAATACATCATTACCATTACGTGGTTCGCGTAACGCTTTTTTACCTAATTGACCTTTTAGTCTTATTAACCTTGCTTCTAAATTCATTCTATCCTTTCTTTTGTTTAAAAGTGATATGGCCATCATTAGTTAGAACAGTGATATACTAGTTATATCTCTGTTTGAATCGTTAAATTTTACATCATTAATATGAACAGGATTTGTCTCAAGAGATTCTAGTTCTTTTTCATACTTTTCAATATTTTCTTTTAATGTATTTATGCGTTTATTTATTTTCTCTAACCGAAATTTTTTAAATTCGATTACAGCCATTTTTTTTGCAAAGCTAAGATCATCACTAATGAGTTGAGGTTTAAACCTTTCCCAAATTTTTTGATATTTAACTTTTTTACTACCAACTGATCTTAATTCTCTTTTTCGTCTAATAAGAATATCTTTTTGTCTTTTATAGACTCCATAACAATTAATTTGTTGGATGGTAGGGTATCTATCATTATAAAATTCAATAGAATATAATTTTTTTGGTGAATTAAATTCATGTCGAATATTTTTTTTAACATCAAGTGTACTCATAATTTTCTTCTTTCTGTAAATCGATAGCCATATTCACTTTTTAAAGAACAAATTAATTTTTTATAAATTAATTATGATACTATATTATATTATATAATATTATAGTCAAGCGATTTCGTTTTTATGGCAGAAAACCTAGATTGCGTCTCCCCATGATTTTCCTAAATCGCAGTCAACTTTACTTGGGACAGATAATTTAATTGCATTTTCCATTACTGAAATAATTTTATTTTTTGTTTCTTTAGAGCCATCAAAACTTAAAGTGAGCTCATCATGAATTTGTATTAAAGGAGTCAAACCTTCTTTATGTAATTCTATCATTGCTTGTTTTGTTTGATCAGCAGCAGAACCTTGTATTAATCTATTTAATGCTTTGTATGTTCCTGCAGGTTTTAAATGATGATACTTACCATATTTTAATTTTGCTTGATCTTTTGGGAGTGCTTTAAATACGCCAAAGGTGGTTGGTTCCCACAATTCAAATCTACATTTTCTTCCCTTGAGTGTTGAGACATAACCCTCACTGTTGGCGTAATTTGTTACTCTTGTCGCTAAATCCTTAACGAAAGGTACTTTATTATTGTACTCTTTTAATATCTCTCTTGCAACATCTACATCTACTTGCAACTCATTAGAAAGTTTGTTAACACCCATTCCATAAAACAATCCTAAGTTAATAGTTTTGGCTTGATCCCTATCAATATTAGCTATTTCTGCTACTATATTATGGAAATCTGCTTTAGGATTTTTTGTATATTCTTCTACAATTTTTTCAGACCCTTCACATCCAAGAGCAAATGCATAATGTGACGCGATCCGGGGTTCTTGTTGACTATAATCAAAAGATCCCCATACCTCACCTTCTTCTGGTAAAAATAAACCTCTTATTTGTTTTTTAATTTCTTTATTACGAGAAGGTAATTGTTGTAAATTTGGATTAGAATAACTTAAACGACCTGTTAAAGTACCTGATTCTCCATCACGCATCTGATGAATACTTGCATGAACTCTTCCTGTCTTACCATGTTTTAAAATTGTATCTAAAAATGTTGATTGAACTTTATTATATTCTCTAGCACTCTGTATTTTTTTGGCAATTGGATGAGAATGATTAAGTAAAAAATCTTTTGTAAAACTAGGTGCATTAGTTTTCTCTGTTCTTGGATATTTTATTTTGAGTTTATCAAAAACTTTCGCCACACTTGCTGCAGCCCAAACATCAACTGCAATACCCGTGTCTGCCAATACACTATCCAATATCTTCTTTTCTGTATTCTTAAAACTTTTTTTATAACTTTGTGCTTTTTGAACATCAACCCTTACTCCTTTTTTAATCATATTAAATATTATGGGTAGTAAACTCATTTCCAAATGATAAACGTCTTTAAGACTTTCTTTTTCAATTATAGGCATCATGTGATGATATAATCTTAATGTTAAATCAGCATCTTGTTCAGCATATGAGCCAACAAAAATAGCTGGTAATTTATACATTTCACTTTTTGGATTTACACCAAACTCAGTAGCAGCTTGCTTTAATATGTTTTCATCTTTCCATTCATTCAACATATCTTTTCCTACAGCATTTAAAGCATAAGAAAATTTATTTTCATTAATTATGGGAGCCATTATCATTGTATCGACTATTGGCCCATTAACCTCAATACCTTCTGCATAAAGCCAACCTAAATCATAAAGAGCATTGTGAGCTACTTTTATAGCATCTGTTTTCATTAATTTTGTAAACCAGTTAATGACTCTTCTTCTATCCCAATTAAAACCATTTTCGTGTCTTATAGGATAATAACCTTTCCATCCATCAACAGCCACAGCAATACCTATTATGTGTCCTTGTTTTGTTGTCCAACCTGGACCACTATTTTTTAATTCTGGATCGTAAGTCTCTAAATCAAAAGCAATAACTTTTGCATCAAAAATGTCAGGTAATTCATGTGGAGGAATCCATTCTGGTTTTGGTTGAAAAAAATTTGTTTCTGTAACATTAGCCATTTTTATCCTTCCGTTGAACTATTTCACCAGCTATGCTTGCATATGCAGCTAAATCAACAAAGCTATCTTTTTTAGAAGAATGCATTAGTCTAGCAATTTTTACTAAACCCATCATAATAGCAACTTGCTCTGGTTCTATTTTTACCTCTAAAAAAATAGACCATAGATCAGCTATACGTTGATGGTTTTTAAGTTTATCTCCATAGTCTTTATTTCTTTCTCCTCCTATTAGATCTGATGCTTCTTTTAATATTTCTTTAGATATCATCTTTCATCACCATACATTCTATAACCTTCTTGTTTCTGAGCTTCAACAATGTACAAGTTTTGTTTTGCTCTTGTAACAGCCACATAAAATACCCGGTGTTCATCATCGGGATTCTTTATATAAGACTTATAAACTAATTTCCCCAAATCTAAAAGAACAACTACATTATCGCATTCTCCACCTTTAGCTTGATGAATTGTTGATACTCTTATTCTTGGTTCTTTACTAAAATCTTCTCCAAGATCTTTTAATCTTCTTAAATAAACAATCTCATAAGCATCTATATTGTCTAATACATCATACCAATTACCATCAGATAATAATCCATGATTTTTTTTAAGGTCATCAATACTTAACATAGTGTCTTCATTTAAATTTTTAAAATTTTTTCCTCCTCTTTTTATACCAATACCATTTTTCTTTTTTTCAGATTTAATTTTTGAGTAAAGTGTTGATGCTTCTTTTAAACTTACTAATTCACCTTGTTGTAGTTTTTCCCAAATATCTATAGCATCAATTATGGTTCGTGATACGGGTCTATGTTCCCCCCTTCCATACCAATACCCTAAATCTTTTAATGTATCTTCTATAATTTCATTTCTAATTTTTTTTGTTCTTCCTAAAATAAGCCAATTACCTTTGGATATGTCAATGTGTTTAAGAGCTGCAACCCTATAAATTTTACCTTCTTCTTCTTTAGGTTCCCAAACTTTAGGTCGTCTTTTTCTTATGTGACTAATAATAAAATTTGCTAATCTGTAAATTCTTTTTGGACACCTATAAGATTTATTTAAAACAGTAACATCCCCTTTTAAATTAATAAATTTATCAACATCTGCACCAGACCACCTAAAAATAGCTTGATCATCATCCCCAGCAATGTAAACTTCTTTGCTTGTTTTAATAAGTTTATCAACCATGTTATATTGAATGCGAGGCATGTCTTGTGCTTCATCAATAAACAGTACATCAAAGTGTGTTGAAAATGTGTCATTTGTGTAATCAACTATCATGTCAGTAAAATCAAAGACATCATTCTTTTTTTTATATTCTTTTATAGCTCTATCAATATAATCTAATCTTTCCCACCTTATCGATTGTTCATCATTATAAAAGTCAAATGCTTTTTTAAGAGAGATATCTTTTAAACGAGATAAATTTATTAAATTAGCATAATGATAATTTGTGTTTGTATAAATAGATTGATCATTGTTATCAAAAACTAAATTAAAACCAATTGTTTGAGAAAGTTCTTTCCAATGTTTTGATTTCATTAACTTACTTTCATCTTGTGGAAGATGACTTAAAGCAAAACTATGTAATGTACGAAAATGAACTAAATCATCTTTACTAGCTTGAAACTTTTCTCTGGCTCTGTCTCTGGCTTCGTAAGCAGCTTTTTTGGAAAAAGAGAAAAAACCTATCTTGTCCCAAGCTATCCCACTTTCTTTTTTTTGCTGACAAATATTTAGTAATGTCGTTGTTTTTCCTGTTCCAGGTGGTCCTAAAATAATTTTTATCAAAACGGAATTTCCTCTTCTTCATTCTTACCTCCCAATACTTGATCTTCTTTAGATACCTCTTTGTCAGTAAGTACTGAAGGAAGATCGATTTCTTCTGTAGATTTTTCAAAAGCAGGTAGCATCCATACTCTTGTTTGTATTTTTCTAACAGAAACTGTAATGTTCAACCCGCCTAAATCTTTTAATCTTTGAACAACCCAAATTCTTTTTACTTTAAAATTCTTACTATTTTCCAACCATTTAGATAAATCTACTAATCTAAAGTAAGTTGGATTAGCTTGAATTTTTTCCTCATTAACTGTAAACTCTTTTGTTTTTTCATTATCTGTAAATGCTTTTTGCATGTCTAGTTCATCTATAGAATAAGCCTCTCCTCTTCCTATACAAAATTCTTTTAAGTAATCATTAAACTCTCCAACTTTTGATGCATCGGAAGGAGCTTCTTCTTGTCTAATTTTTTCAAATAAAATAGAAAGTATTTCATCCCAATCTTTATCTTTCATTGAAGGAACAAATTTTAATAATTGTTTACCAACAGTTTTTCTAATCAATCGATGACTATATAATATATCAATATCATCTATTTCTATTCTTCTATCTCCAACATTTAAAAACCATAACTCATCACCTAAAACAGACAAGTCGCTATACTCTGGGTGATCAAAATCAGATTGACCTATGCCATGTTTTCTAAGTTTACATAAAGCTTTTTGACACACAGAAGAAATTGGTTGATCATTACAGCGATAAGAATATTTAGGAGAACCATCTGTTTTATTTGACCTTACTTGTTTTTGTAAGGTAATAATTTCTCCTGCATCTAAAGGTGGATCCATATAATCCATATTATATTTTTCCATTAGAGCCTCCCAATTATCGGGATTAGATTTTCTATAAAAAATTCCTATGTTAAATAATCCATTATTGCGTGTACCTTCCGGGTATCCTTGAGTTGTTAATATTTGTAAACATGGCGGTCCTTCAGGTATGACTTCTTGTTTAACCTGTATTGTTATTTTACTAATATCATCACAAACATATTTATCATATAGTTCAAAGAATTCTTCGAGAGTAGCTCCCTCACCATTATCGAGATACGCGTACCGGGTTTCACCATGATAAGGTAAATTCAACCAAGAACCTGTGTCTCTTTCATTGGCAAGTTGTGTTTGTTTAGGAAATATTTCTGCTTTTGCATGCCCAAGGTAAGAAGCTATCTCCCTAAGTTTTTGTTGAAATAAAGCAGCAGATTGAGGTTTTTTTGAAAAAAGAAAAATATGTGCACCAAAAGATTTTGATGAGCACATTATTAATGGTAAATTATATTCTCTTATTTTTGATAATATTTTTTTATGATCCAAAGGGTATTCGTCTACATCAATACATCCCCATGAAGATGTTGCATCGTCACGAATTGGTACAATACCAAGAGCAGGTTCTTTACCTTCCAAATGATTTTCATACATATGAAGAGTTGGTGGTTCGTGTTTCGTGAACATTTTACCATCTTTTTTACCATTAGCTTTTACATCAGTATAACGATACTCTCCATGCGCTCGGTCTAAACCCGTAAATATATCTTTAAATTTTTCTACTTTCATAAATCATAAAATAAAAAAAGGGGGCATAGCCCCCTTAACTTAAATATTAGCCAAGAATTTCGCTATGAGCAGATTGAGGTTTGACTTCTACAATATCCTCAGAGTCGCTCATTGCTTCAGGAGCTGGATCAATTGATCCAGAACTGACTAATTCATGAAAGTTTTGTGCTTCTCCCACAATAAAAGATGGATTTTTTAAATCATTAATAGATTTATCTAGTGTAATTTTCCATCCCCACCAATCATTCTTCTTATTTTGCTCAAGAACAGTTTCCATTTTGTAAACATTCGCAAACATTGGAAGAGTCATTAGTGACCCATTATTGGATTGAACTTTTTGATTCATCATCATAGTATTCCAATATCGAGATTTTTTGTATTGAGTTTTTTGCATAATGATTTGACATCTTTCAAAAGATCCATCATCATTTAATCGTAAAACAAAATACTCAGCAGTTCTCACAATATAAGTTGGGCTCATTGCACCATTAATCATATAGTGATCTTCACCATCTGCACCCCTTGTAAGAGGAGGGCAATTTTCTGGAGTATAAATTTTTTCTGGATAACCAGAACCTTCTCCTAATGGAGACCATTCAACACAGCGTACTCTAAAAGCACAAGGTATAACAGAAATACTGTTATAAAAATCTTTGTTAACTGAGTTAAAAATGTTTCCTTGCTCAAGTCCTTCAACATACTTGGCATTAGATTTTTTAACTTCAGGAGTTTGAGAACTAGCAATTTTTAAAAATGGTATTGCCATTTCTCCAGCATTAACATTTTCAAACCCAACACCAGCGTGAGAAGAAAAGTCAATTACTTCAGTCGATATTTCATTTTTCTTTTTTCTTGTTACATCGTTCATCGTTATTTTCCCTTTTTTATTTTTACTTTATTACCAACAAAAACACTAAACGTTTCCATTGGAATATCGTTCCCTTTGTTTATTTGTTCACCAATTAAGGCATTCAAGGTCATAGGTTCGACCTTGCGTTTTTGGTCTGGATATAATTGTCTTTGCTGTAATTCATTAATTAAATTTTCAGCAATTGAATTATCTCCTTTACCAAACTTTACAGAGACAATGTTCTTAATTAAGTCACCATGACCATTGTCTTCTAACCATTGAAAAGCTTCAGGTTGATTATCTTTAGATATTGAGCCTTTATAAAAAGCTTTAAAACTAACAGAATCACCTTCAACAGTTTTAATTTCTTTGACCCCTCTTTGAGTCATTAACTCAACAATTTTATCGTTGGCTTGTTGCAGCTCTTGTTTTTTTCTTTTAACCTGTTCCTCCAGATTTAAAATTTCTGATTCAATTTGCAAGTATTGATTAGATACTTCAGAGACATCAGATACTTCACTAATTTCAACTTTTTTATCTTGTGTTTGAAATTGTGTAAAATCAACTTTCTGATTCATGACTGTTCCTTTCATTTAAGTCTATCTGTATAGGAAGATAAGTAAAAGTTCTTCTATCATATTTTAGAACTTTATATTTACCTCTGTTATGATAAGCAGCTACAGAAGTAGCTAGACCAATCATTGCAGGGTCTCCAATCAAAAGTAAATAATCGTTATCAGAAAAATCTCGTAAAATATTTTTTGCTTTTCTTGTAGCAGGCCCAGGCGATAAAAATATTTGTTTACCTTCCTCATAAATAGGAATAAGCTGACCATACTGTTGAGCAGATACAATATTGAAGCGAGATACTTCTTGTACTACAAACACTCTTGATTTTTTATCTTCGTCTTTCATCTTTCTTATTCATCCTATATTATTTTTATTTTAAAAACACAATAAAAATGTTATGCAAATAATTAGAAAGTATGAGTAATATAAAATATAGCTTTAAAACCAAGCCTTTTAGCCATCAATTGGCTGCAATGGGAGCCTTTTTAAATCATTTAAAGAGGGGAGAAAATGAATTTGCTCTTCTCATGGAGATGGGTTGTGGAAAAACAAAAGTATTAATTGATGGTACATCTTACTTATATGACAATGGATTTGTATTTGGTTTACTAGTTATTTGTCCTAATGGTGTAAAAGGAACATGGGTTAAAGAAATTGAAACACATATGCCTAATCATGTTGATCGTAATGTGGTTGTATGGACAGGTCAAAAAACAAAAAAGCATGAAGAAGAATTACAAAGTTTATTTTTAGTAGAACCTGCAAAAGTACATTTAAATGTTTTAATAATGAATGTTGATGCTTTTACCACTGATCGTGGTAAAAAATTTGCTGATCGTTTTTTATTAACGCGTCAATGCATCATGGCTGTTGATGAAAGCACTGTTATTAAAAACTCTACAGCACAGAGAACAAAAGCAATAACTAAACTTGGTAACTTAGCAAGGTATAGAGTTATCATGACAGGTTCTCCAATTACAAATTCTCCTGAAGATCTGTATGCTCAATGTAATTTTCTAAATCATGAATTACTTGGCTTTAGTTCTATATACACTTTTCGAGCTCGGTATTGTCAAATGCAACGATTGTCTTTTGGAGGTCGTTCTTTTAATAAAGTAGTTGGCTATAAAAATTTAGAGGAATTAAATTATAAATTAAGAAAGTTTTCTTACCGGGTATTAAAAAAAGATGCTTTAGATTTACCTAAACAGGTATGGATGAAAAGATCTGTGCCTTTAACAACCGAACAACTTGATGCTTATATGCAAATGAAAAAGTTTGCTTTAGTGCAGCTCAAGGAAGAAACATTGACGACTACGTCAGTGCTCGCTCAAATGATAAGACTTCATCAAATAGTTTGTGGCCATATGGCTACTGATGATAATAAAGTTGTTTCTTTACCGAACAATCGTATTAAAGAACTATGTGCTATTCTAGAAGAGCATGGTGGAAAAGTGATCATTTGGGCGAATTATCGTCACGACATTCAAGAGATTGAAAAAACATTATCAAAGAAGTATGGTCCGGGATCCGTGGTCACTTATTATGGAGACACTCCTCAAAATGTTAGACAAGAGTACATTGAACGATTTCAAACAGAAGCAACAACAAGGTTTTTTATAGGTCAGCCAATGACCGGGGGACGTGGTATAACTTTAACAGCAGCAAGTTTAACAATTTTTTATTCTAATAATTACGACTTAGAAATAAGAGAACAAGCAGAAGCACGTAATCATCGTATTGGCACAGAAAATAAAGTTACTTATATTGATTTGGTTGCTGAAGGAACAGTAGATGAAAAAATTATTTATGCTCTTAGAAATAAAATAAACCTTGCTACATCGGTGTTAGCAGAGGAAGTAAGAAAATGGTTAATATGATTTGCTATAACTGTAAAGGAAATGGATATGTTAAATTATCATTCGAAGCAGAGACATCAATTGAGCAGTGTGAGATTTGTAACTCACAAGGGAAACTCGATGAAACTAAGTACTACCACCAAACGTGGACAGAGGGCGTTGAAGATTCCTTATCGGTCTACTATGGACCACTTCTCGACCCAGACTGTTTTAAAAACTACAAAATTCATAAAGAGTAAACCAGTTGTAACATTTAAAGGGGAGCCTCCATTTTGATTATAAAAGAAAAGAGCTGCACTCGTTGTAAAAGAGTCAAACCCTTAAATCAATTTGATAGGAAAAAAGAAAATAAAATAGATGGACGTAAGTCCTGGTGTAAGGTTTGTTCAAGTAGGCACAATAAACATGTTTGGGCTAATGGAAAAGGTGATAAAGATAAAGCTATAATAAGTGCAGATCCTCGTAAATTTTTTAATCATTGGTTAAAAGATGCAAAAAATGGAAAAAATAGGCATAGGCATCCTGTTGATCCTAATTTAACCGTAGATGATTTATTATATCTTTTTAAAAAACAGGAATATAAATGTGCAAAAACAGGAATATTACTCACACATTTAAAAGGACAAAGAAAAGTTAATACTAATGTGTCTATTGATAGAATTAATAATGATTTAAAACTGTACACTTTGAGTAATATCCAGCTTGTTTGTTATAGATATAACCTCATGAAAGGGGATATGACAGAAAAAGAACTTGATAAATGGTGTAATTTAATTCTATCATTCTCAAATGATTAAAACATTTATATTAGTAGTAAGTTTGTGGGGCTATAATGGTAGTACATGGGTGTATACAGGTAATCAGATGGTTCTTAAAGAACCAATGCCTAAAGAACAATGTGAAACAATAGCAGCTAACTGGCAAAAGTTTGAGATGAATCAATACTTTCGTTTTTCTATTGAATGCATAGAAGATATTAGAAAAGAAACTTAGTAAATAATTGTTTAAAACTATTTTAATTTGTCTTTCAATTATAATTAGTACTTGCATTTGGAGGTACTATTCTCCTTATCAAGTCTTTTTAAGAGACTGTGTATATAACGATTTTTTAGGTGGAGACTTCAGTAAAGAGTATTGCACATGGAAATATAAGCAGCTTTTACAAGAAGATTCTTGGTTAAAGGAGCTTTTACGTTGAATTTTATTATAGTTTTATTATAATTTACTTGTATTTGGTGGAACAAACTCCCTTTTATTTTTCCTCCGTTCCACCAAAATACTTGTTTTATCTCTCAGAAAACATTATAATTCGCAAAAAAGGAGTGGTATGAATTTACCTAATAGTCCTATTCGAAAAATATCTCAGTGTCCAAAATGTGGCGAGGTATCTCTTAAATTTTATAATCCTCAGTTCAACAAAGTATTTAAAAAAGAGGAATGGGAAAATATTTTATCAGATGGGTTACAAGCCCTAAGAAAAATTTTAGGGCCTGTTACAGAAGATCCAAAGTTTTTTACTGATTAACTTTAAAAAAGACAGTTGCTTCTTCTAAAAGTCTTTCTAATTGCATGGGCTTAGAAAGTTTTGATTTCCTACAAAGTTTCTCGAGCAGCTTTCTGGTCTTCGCTGTAATCATTTGATTGTAATGTGTTTGTTTTTTCTTTTTCATATTCTTTTTCCTTATTTTTTAAATTGAAACACTTAATACATAAGTGATCAAAACTATTTTTTACTATCATCATTAAATCATGATGATATTTTTTATAACAATGAGTACACTCCGAGTGTGTATTAAACATACTCATTTTCTAAATTCTCCTTCTCTTTTCCAACGATCTTCTCCTTTAACAAAAGTTTTGCGATCATCTGCTAACCATCCAATAACTCCGTAATACTGTGAGTTGTTAAGGTGCATCCATATCAATGTTGGTTTTGGCTTTCTAAAATAATTAAAAATTTTTTTAATCATGTTCTCCCTTTCTTGGTTCTTCATTCATTAAACTATTTATTCTCCACTCTTCATGCTGATACTCTTCATCCGAAACATAAGACACTAATAAGTTTTGAAGTAACGAGCCACGCGAACCGTGTTTCGCTGATATAGATCTAATACAATCTTTAAATGTAATATCACCAGGCTCTTTTATTTCTTTTGGCTGTATAATATTTTTTAAAAATTCAAACATTTTCTTCCTTTCTTTAATATAATATTTTATTACATTATATTACTAAACATGTCAAATATGGCTGTTTTCTGGGCTATTTCCACTCTTTATTTTCCTCATAGTTTAATTCTTCATCATATTTAATCTCGTTGAAATGTGTTTTAATAATGTTCCAATGTTCTTTACTTGGGTATGAAAAATATTTTGTAAAACGAAACCAATGTTCGACGGTAGTATAATCAATCCCGGTCACTTCACTTAATTTTTTTGCATTGGTTTGTGATTTTAAATACTTCACAAATGGTTCTTGTTCCGGGAGCCGTGGTCGATGGGTCATTTCATCTTTTAATAATTCTTTTACTCTATCAGGTTTATCTTTTAAAATTTCTTTAAAGACTTGAATAGATAAAGTTTCTTGAACACGATGGTTGGATGATCGTGTTTTCTTTCCCATCAGTAAACGAGCTGCATATCGTTCTGCATTTTCCGATGAGTCAATTGCTGTAGGCGTTCTCCAAAATTTATTTTTCAGATAACTTATCTCCTATTGCCCAAACCATGACAGCAATAAAAATTAAAACAATTAAAATTAATCCTAATAAAATTTCACTTACCATTTTTTTTCTCCAGATCTAATGCAACGGCAATGTCTAAAGGTTTATGCATATGCACACCCTTAGCTGCCCACCTAGCTTTTCTTTTTTTCCAACTATCTTTTATTGTTCCATCTTCGTTTACCTCGCCTCGCTTTCCGTCATTCGCTGTTGGTGTTGGCCACATCTTTTCTTCTTCTTCCAAAACTTTTGTTGCAAGTGAATGACCTTTCGTTCCTCTTCGAACGGATGGAGGAATTTTTGTTCCATCTTTCCAGTCTCTACTCAGAGGTGTTGGCCAATTCGTCTTCATAGGTTTGGAGGATGCTGAGTCCGATGTAGTAGGGAATGGAAGGGACGAGACTATTTCCGAGTGATTTAAGTCTGTCCACCCTTTTGGGTACCCCATTAGCCACTCTACCCACGTCGGGTTCAATGTCCCACCACCCGTCCCACGGACGTCTGGATGATTGCCCAACATTTTCTGCATCTTCCCACCCGGTCTCCCCGCGTGATGTTCGCTCGCTTGAGGTGTTGGCCATTGTTTGACCATCCCCCTCAGATTGCCCTTCGCTACGTCGTGTGGAATTCCCTTGTCGTTCTCCTTCATGTGAGCTGAGTATTGATCCGATGTTTTTGGTGTCGGCCATAATCTCTCCTCTTTGACTTGATCCTGAAGTCTGATCTGCATTGGTTGACCACTTGGTCTTTTCAGATGGCCCTCGTCCAATGCCTTCTTTATTCCCGGAAGGTTCGAGCCCCCCGCCATGTTGTCTGGTGTCCTCCACATTCTTTGAGGAGAGGGGTATACTACTTGCTCCCTCAGAGTTGAATGCGTTGTTCTCCCTTTTCTGTTGTTCTGATATTGTTTTTTCAAAGCCTCCTCGCTTCTCGGAGGTAGTGAGTCCATTGCGTTCGGAGTTAGCAATAATCCAGACTCTTTCTCTTTGGTGGTTCGCACCGATGCTCGAAGCTGAAATACTAAACGTCCTTGCGGCGTAACCTTCACTCTCCAGGTTCTTGAGAACGGTGTCGAGACCGAGTTTAATGTGCCCACTAACGTTTTCTCCAATAACCCAAGTCGGTCGCAGCTCTTGGACAAGTCTAAACATTTCTGGCCAGAGATGTCTTGGATCTTTTTCACCTTTTTTTCTACCTGCAACGGAGAAAGGTTGGCAAGGGTATCCTCCTGTAATGATGTCGATTGGAAAAACTCCATCTGTTTTGATTGTGTCATAATTCAACTCCTTAATATTCGTGTACCGGGGAACGCCGGGATATCTTTTCTCTAAAATTTCTAAACAATATTTCTCAATATCGCAAAAGGCAACTGTTTCAAATCCACCTGTCGCTTCTAAGCCCAGGCTGAAACCACCTATACCTGAAAACAAATCTAAATGTCTAAGCTTCATTCTTTCTCCTTTTAAAAGTAATCAAACTGATTTTACCTCTATTCAAGTAAAAAATCAATATTCATATTCAAATTTAAAATAAATGAAAATAAAAATTGAATTGATTTGAAAAAATCAAAACTCCTGGATTAATGAAATCAAAAGTAATCAAACTGATTTGAGCCCTATTCAATAATATTTTCAATTTTTGAAATGAAATTTATAAAAATAAAAAATAAAAAAATTTAAAATTTTTAAAAGAACAAAAGAAGAACACTTGAGAAATCTAGGAAAAAAGCCAAAAATTTAGAAAAACCCTTATATTGTCATAGTAGGGGGTTATTATGTAGGGTTATATATATAATAGGTATTGTAACTATACATAATATTATATAGTATTTTATTATATTTATTTAGAAAGGATAAAACAAAATGAATGAAGTTATAAAAGAAATTCCAAATTTTAAAATTATGGAAACAAGCGAATATAGAAAGTTTATAAAATGGCTAATTGATAATGATATAAATTTTCATCCAGATGACAATTATATTGATTATGAAAATACTTTTTCAAAAGAAGTAGCAACAAAAATAAATGAATATTTTTCACTTGCTAAAAAAGTTTTTACTGATGTTCATTTATATAAAATCATTAGGCAAGAATTAAGAAAGTTTAATTTAAAAGAATTGGAAGAGGCTAACAATGTTTAATAATAGTAAATATTTTATTTATAGAGGTTTTGAAATAATCGAAAATTCTAACAGTTTTAATATTTATCATGAAAATGATAAACTTTTAAAAATAATACCTAAAGACAATAAACAAAGTTTCAAAGTTGTTGAAACTTTTATTAATGAATATTTAAGAAAGGAAAATTAAAAATGAAAAAAATTAAATTAGAAATTAATAAAAAAGAATTAGAAGTTTTAAAAACTTTTATAAGTGGCAATGATAACCCAGATTTACAAGGTATTGAATACACAGTTTTTTGGGATAAAAAAAGTTTAATAAAATATATTGAACCATTAAGACAAAAAATATTAAAATTAAGAAAGGAAAATTAAAAATGAATATTTTAGAAATAATAAAAAATAAAAAATACTTTTGTAATGGGGATAATTCCTATTATCGAAATATTGAAGAAGTGAAGGATAATAAATTATATTTTTGTGCTTATGGTGGGGGCTTTGTTCAAACTATTAGTTTAACAAATGAAAATTTTTTAAATGATGTAAAAGATAAAAAAATTATCTTTACGAATGAAGAACCTAGAGAAGAATTTCATAAGGGAAAAATTTATATAGATAGTTATGATAATTTCCCTAAAAACTTTGTTGAGGGTTATATTCATAATCATCGTTTTTGGAATGGTTGGAACATTGTTTTTATGACTTTAGAAGGAATTAAAAAACATAATGAACATATTAAAAATTCCCCTTATTATTCGGATAATTGGCAACCTAAAGAAGAATTTAACCCTACTTTTGAAATTAAAGATAATGATACTATTATTTTATATGATCCAGAAGAAGAAGGGGGAAAGGTAGAAATTAAAAGCACTGAAATATTATTTGAAGGGAAAAAAATAAAAGTTTTTGATCCTTTTTCTATGTCTTGGTGTTGGCAAGAAATAACAAAATAATTAATTAAGAAAGTAGAAAGGAAAAAAGAAAATGAAAAAATTAATATTTAATAAAACAAAAGGCAATTTATTGAATTATGATAACAATGCAAAAACAGTAAAAGGGCAAAAGAAAGGATATAAAACAGCTATTTTATATCTTGCCCCACATATTCAATCTGGTTTTAATGTTTGCCCTTTAGCCTCAAAAGGTTGCTCGAAGTCTTGTTTATATACTTCTGGTATGGGTATTTTTTCAAATGTGCAACTTGGAAGAATAAACAAGACTAGGTGGTTTATGCAAGAAAGGGAAAGCTTTTTAGAAAAGCTAACAAAGGAAATTAAAAAGTTTTCTGAAAAATGCAAAAGAGAAAATTTTAAACCTTGTATTAGATTAAATGGAACTTCAGATATTTCATGGGAAAATTTCGGAATTTTTGAAAAGTTTTCTAAAATTAAATTTTATGATTATTCTAAAATTTATAAAAGGGCTTTGAAATATTGTAATGGTCAATATCCTTCTAATTATTCAATTACTTATTCATTGAATGAAGATAATAAAAACCTAGCTTTTGATATTTTAGAAAAGGGGGGGAATATTTCGGCTGTGTTTCGTGATTTCATTCCTAAAAAATACAAAGGCTTTAAAGTCATTAATGGTGATGAAACTGATTTAAGGTTTTTAGATCCCAAAAATTGTATTGTTGGATTAATAGCAAAAGGAAAAGCAAAAAAGGATTATTCTGGATTTGTTTTAGATAATTAAAGAAAGGAAAAAATAAAATGAAAGATTTAAATTTAAGAAATTTAAAAGTTAATGAAGTTATAAAATTTCATGATTATAATTTTGTTATATTTAATTATGATATTGATTTAAATGGAATGTTGGGAATAGTTAAAAGCATTCATGAAGATAAAAAATATAATCATTATCAAATTGAAGTTGAATTAATTGATAAAAAATACTCAAAAGATTTGGAGGAGTGGGATAATTGCCTTTGGTTCACTATTCCAGAAATTGAATATAATGCTAAATTTACAGTATTAAATGATTATCCTTCATTAAAACCTTTTGAAGAAGAGATATATTTAAATCAATATAATTGCCCCTTGTTTCGTGTTTCGTGGAATGGGGACGAAACTATATCAATTCATTCAAAAGAAACTTTATTAAAAGAATATGGGGAAACCAATTTATTTGATGATTATATTTCTTGGGTTGGATATCCCCCCAGACTTTTTGAATTAAATGAAATGGAAGAAAAAAGAACTATAAAAAATATGCATGAGGTCATCAATTTTTTAAATGATGATGATTTGAAGGAATTAGATATAAAATTTATTTCTGATAATTGTGAGATAACTAGAATAAAATAGAAAGGAAAAAAGAAAATGAGTAAAATAAAAAAAGAATGTGCCGAATATTTAGGAGAAAGGGGAATATTCAGAGATATTAAAAGATGTAAAAAATATAAAAATTTATGGTTTATAGTTTTTAAAGATTTCCCAGAAGATGTTGAAATTTCTTTTATAGGTTCAATTATTTATGAATGTTATGATGAAATTCATATTTCAAAAATGAAATGGAATATTTTGTTTTATCGAAAAACCCATAAAGAATTAAATAGAA